TATTCATTTTTTGTTGCCCAGAAATATTATCCCACCATTTATTTTCCCAATCAATACTATTTAATGGAAACTTACTTATCATCTTGCCGCTAGGATGCTTCATCCCACCAGGACAATCTCTATTAGGACATGCCATGTGGGCTCGTGATGGATTAATAAATACATCAAGATTTGTAGCCTTAGCGGCTATTGTATTCGCCTCATCTAATGATTCTTGAGCAACTCTTAAAAATTCCGGAGCTTTAGTTATATCGAATTGTCTTTTCGCATCTAGTGCCGTTTTCTTGTGTTTTGCAGATTCTTCCATTAATTTTTCTTGCCACTTTTCACAATTTGGACAAGAATATTTATAATGAGATCTTTTGTCTCCAGACCTAGTTAGTGGTTTATAAAAACCTGCATCTGTAATATTATATAAAGCGGCCATCTTTGCACCATTGACTTTACAATTCATACAGGCTGGTCGAACTTCCTTTTTATACATTCTTCCAGAAGCGGCAGATAAATATTCTTTTACTAAATGATTTTTTATATTATTAATACAAGCTGATATGCAATATCTTATAATTGGCTGTTTTCTTATCTCTACAGTGGAACTTTCTAAATATACTTTAATAATTTTACACAATTCTTCTTGAGCATATTTCATTAATGCCACATTGACAATTTTGCCTGTCATAATGTTTTCTTTCTCTATCGGAATACCACGGATAAAAAGTTTTCGGGCATTCTTTTCACTTGTCCCACCCTCATAATAAATATATCTTGTGAGATGCTTAAATACTCTTGGAAAAACCTTATTGGCAATCTCAGGATAGACTACATTTGATATAAAATTAGGATTTTTTTTCAAGTGTTTGCTAAAATCATTTAAGCCTCGTAAGGAAGAAAAAATGTCGTCTATCCCACGTATTGTAGATAAATTTTCCTGAGTAAATACTGAAGCTATAAATCCCATTTCATTTTGAGAATATTCAGGCTTCTTAGCTATTTGCGAAAGAAGAGCATCATCTATTGTTTTTGCTTCGGGAGGGGGAGTTATAATAAACTTCATACCCTTTTTTCCAGCAAGAGGAGCAAACCCGCCAATAGCACCCGGATGTTCTTTGCGAATTTCCTCTATTGCTATATAATATTTTTTTCTTTCAGATTCCGGCCAATCATTACTTTCTAGAGTTGGTGATAGCACAGTGAGTTCTTCCAACTTACTTTCATAATCAGGGTCTTCAGCAGGATCCTCATCACTCATATCTATTTCCATAAATCCACCTAAGTCAGCATAATCTACATAATAGGTTTCATCATCGTCACCATTATCTTCTTCTTCGCCTTCCTCCTCTTCTTCAGCAAATTCTTCCTCTTCTTCAGCAAATTCTTCCTCTTCTTCAGCAAATTCTTCCTCTTCAGTATGATTTTTTGGCGGCTCAGTTGGGATCCACTCTTGAACTTTTCTTCCCATTGGAGATACAAATTTTGGAGCTTCTACAACTTCCTCAGCAACTTCCTCAGCAACTTCCTCAGCAACTTCCTCAGCAACTTCCTCTTCATTGGTTTTTTCTGGATTTTCATCATCTTCTCCGTCAGCGGCAAACTTACATAGCTCTCCAAATGCCCAAATTCTTTCTAGCATCTTTTTTTCTGCTGGAGCAAATATCATTGGGCGAGGATTTGTTATACATCCACTATCACCAGAGGGAAGCTCCTCATCATCATCTCCATACAAATTGCCCTCAGAACGAGTACGATAAATGTCATCAAGACTCTGTTCTGTTATTTTTTCTATGTATTTGCTTGGCAAAATACCATCTTTTAATACGAGCATAGTGTGTGCTTTTCCAGAAAAATAAAACTTGCCCTTTTCTTCCCATTGTCGATCTTCTATTTTGGAATCAAACAATTCTTGCTCTAAATCTTCTAATTCTACGGGACGCTCGCTGCGAGGTTTTTCTTCCACAATAGCAGCTTTTTCTATTACACCATCTCTAATAGCTGAATTAAAATTTATTTCATATAAATCTTCTTCTTCCATAAATTTCTTAATATCTTTATTCATTCCTTTTACATTGGGAATTGGTTCTAAGAATGCAGATAATGCCCGTGAACCCCCTGCGCCATCAAACATTGTATTTCTTCTTATTTCAAGACTTTTTAAAACATCACTTGTTGTAACTTCTGCCTCGGGCTTGTCTAATGCTATAGAAGCTCTTTCACGATACTTCTCTATAAATTCTTCCTTATGCTTGCTTTTAACTAACGAATAAGGAGTTTTCAATCCATTTTTTTCTATTTCTTCCCCAAATTCTCTTGGGGCATAATGATATAATACAAAATCTTTTGCCAATTTCTTAATTACACTATATCTAGAAACCGCAGCGTCTTTAACATTTTCAGGAAATATAATAGGAGGCTCATCTTTAGTTCCAGGAATAAGTCTCCAATCCGCTTCATTACTTCTGGCCTCTTCTTCCGCCTTATCTTCATCGATAGAGCCAATCAATTTTATTTTATTCTGATATTTATTCCATAAGTCTCCGTCAATGACAATTTCAGGTGCCCAATCATATTCAGTAATTCCACCAGCTTCTTTAATTAAAGCCATTGGTATTCTATAAATATAAATATTTCCTCTTATCCCATGATTACGCCATACTTTTACCCAATCATCAGTAAGAAATGCGGCAGTATCATATTGTTTTTCTGCCCATTTTCCATCTTCCTTAACATGCCTAATTCTCCCCTTTTCTAAATTGTACCTATAAGGTTGAGGAGTGGCGGGTCTTTTACCTATGTGATATAATATTTTAAAACTATCTCTCTCAGAAGCATTTTTAGACAAACTTACTATTTTGCTAAGTCTTGCCGCTTTAAAAGTTTTACCATAATAGTCCAACTCTTCAAAATATTTTTGAATAGCTTCTTTGGAAAACTTCCCTCCAAGAGCCTTATGTACCATATCAATAGAATTATGTCCTTCATTTATAGTTTCTAAAATAATGTTCGAATATGCTTGCCGTAATTTTTTGATAGCGGCATCAAATTTACTCTTTTCTGTTCTTGTCATGCGCCTTCTTTCAGAATTAAGTAATTTATAATATTCTCCTGACGGACCAAATTTTCTTAGAGAAAAAAGAATTTCTCCCCACCTAGCATCTATCTCACTTCTATTTAATAAATATAATAAAAAATTTTGATCTGAACTAATGTATGTACCTAAGTCTACCTGCCCACTATGAATTAATTCATGTTCAATTACATGTGTTACTCTTCGCCAATCAATAGGACTATCTTCTGGAATATAAATAATAACTAAGTCTTTTTTTGGTTCATATACTGCCTCATAACTTAACTCATCTACTCTGTCGGAAAACACCAAAGATAATTTAGTATTTGGATCAAAAAATTTTCCTCCCGCCCCATATGGATCAGACCAAATATCACTTATTAAACATGAAGGATGTCCATCATCAATAGGATGAGCAGTATATTCATCATAATCAAAATTTTTATAATAAGCATATGTTTCGTTTAACAAAGAATCCATTTTTTCTTTATTAAATCCAATTTCTCCAGTATGCTTTTTCTTTTGCTCAATAACGTCACTTTTTTGACCCTCTAAGTCAACATAAGTAGCCGGTTCTCTTTCTGGGATACAATGTAATTCAACTTCACCTTCTTCTATTGATATGCGAAAATCTGTAAATTCTTCGCCATATCCCAAAACTTTTGATATGTTATCTGTAAACTGCTTCTTATTTTCCTCTGGTATATTAACTTCAGACAGTGATAGAACTAAAGGCTCTTCTGGAAATAATATTTTATCCTTATCTTTAAAAGTGAAATTGCTAAAAGAAAAAGCATATTGCTTAGTCGTCGCACCATAACCTAATATGGCCAAATTCCAAACTCTGGCCCAAATTTTTTTCTCTATCTCCTCCTGATCTGAATTAATAACAGCATTATTAATATTTTGTGTAGCTTTTTGAATTATGGAAGGAGGAATGCCAAGATTATTTTGATTAATGAGCAGACTAAGCATCATTTTACTGCCAGGCATATATATTTTTGTCCCGCCCGGCAAGCCATCTGTTATTCCAGAAAACTCTAAAAATTTATATATATCTGCATCGACCGACAATTCCAAAAGTTGATTATATCTAATGTTCACATCTATAGTAACTTCTGGATCAAGCGCATCAATGATACTTTTAATTGTATTTACGAGATCTGGTGATTTCACACTTATATTTTCTTCTGCCAATTTTTGAATTATGTCGAACCTAGACTCTTTTTGAAATGTCCTGAGCAAATCGATATCACTCTGATCTTTTGGCCTATTCATCATTTGCTTCCACTCTAAAGTGTGTTCTGGACTCCAATGACGAATGCCCTTTATGTCTGTTAGCAACATATTTTCTGTAAAATCTTTATCACCAACTTTCCAAGGGCCGGTAAATATTTCCAATTCGCCTTCTGGAAAATCAAACCGAACTCTTGGATTTCCAGGACGAAGCTCATCTACGATGCCCTGAGGATGATTTGATATTTTTTCCCATGCTTTTATATCAGGAACAGTAATATCTAAATCCCCAACAGATTTCAAACCCAATGCTCCAAGAATACCGCTTCCACCTATAATTACTTCTGACTTTGATACACCAACATCATTTAATATATCAAGAAGATGTTCTATAAATATTTCATATTTATCTTTTTTTGCCAGCTTCTGAATTTCACGCTTTCTAAATGCTTTTTTAAGCTTTATGTAATCATACTTATGGTTTCCGATATCTTTCTTATTCTTTTCACTCAATTGATCTAGATAAGGATGGTCTTCTATCTTATCATATTGATCTACTTCCTCAACTACTAAGTCACCAAATGGAGATTCTAATAAATCACCTTTTTCATACTTTCCCCTTTCATCTTGAACACGAGTTGTAAATACAAAATTTCTTGCTTTAAGATCCTTTTTTATACTACCATATTCACATTTCGGAAAATCTATTTTTTTCCACAAACATTCTTCCATCTGTTTATCGGTAACATATTTAACATCAATTGTTTCTTTTTCTTCATCAAAAGCTTTTGCCAAGCGGTGATTGCCATCAACAACATTATCTTTCCAAATTAAAATAGGATGATCAAAATCCACTTTTTTAATTCTAGCAGATTCTTTTTTATATTTGGACTTATTGTCTAAAACATCTTGTAAAGAAATTTTATTATCTTTAGAATCAGTCCACATTTTATCTTTTAGATTTTTCTTAAGCTTTTGTATTTTTTCTGTTTTGATTTTAGTGTCTTTAGTTAGCTCAATAAGCTTATCAATTTCATATATTTTTCCATCATCATCATAAACCTGACCGGCGGTTTTTTTAATATTCGATGCAAGCTTAATATTTGGATTATAAAACTTAATAACAATAAAATTTTCTACTTCCTCATTAAATTTAAACTTTTCTTCCAAATCTAACCCTAATGGTGCGCTAATATCCTTACCTATCTTATATGGAGTCATTTTTTTAACATCTTCTATTACTAAATCACAAAAATGAGCACCAGCCTCTGTACGAGCCTCTATAGTATCACCCGGCACAACTCCATAATCTTCAAGCCTAATAGTGAAAGTTCTATTACCATTCTGAATAGATTCGGCATAATCTTGCGGGAATGGTATTGTCTTCTTGACAGTAGCTCTTTTAGATATCATAGCAGTTTTTGTTTGGAACCCAGCAATTCCTCCATCAGGCGGCATTTGTGTAGATATTCCTGTAGCCTTTTGTATAGCTGTATTGGCTCTTTTGAGATAATATAAGTGTGCCATAGAAAATGTTTGTCGATTTTTTAGAAAACGACTTAATCTTCCTAGGCCACTAGAATTAGCGATAGCAATTAATTGATAAATATTATAAGCTTTCGGATTAGAAACATCATATCCGTATTTTTGAACCATTTTTACTGCAGAATTTATTCTTCCAAAGAAATCTCTTTGAGCCATCCTTTCACACAACGCATTAAGCGGCTTACTCTTTCTTACACCTTTTACATCAGCAAATATCGCATCAAATTTATCATATAATTCTTTGTTGTCTTGATAAGCTTTCAATTTTGCAATAGCACTTAAATTTACATTACCAGTAATATATTTGCTTACAATCTTATTTATTTTTTCCTTCGCTTCTGGAGTTACCTTCATAAATCCATCTAAACTTTGATAGTTAATTCCAAAACCATTCCATTTGCCATTTTTTTTCTTTACGATAATCGCTTCACCACTCGGCAAAGTATATTTGAGAACCTTGCGCCTATATTTCCTAGGATTCTTTTTAAAATATTCTTCGATTGTTTTTTGATCAACGGGAATTTCTTTCCAATAGTCAATTTTCCTTAATGCACGACAAGCGTCACCATGGGCCTTACCTATCTTTTTATATTCAGAAGGCGTTATCCCAGTTAACTTTTCAACTTGGGGGTCTTTTGATAAATGTCTAGCAAAAGCAGAAAGCTGATTTCCAACAAGACCATATCCAGTGCCAATATCTCCGGTAGCATATTTGCCACCAGTTTCAAGGCCAATAATAATGTCATATGCTTTTTTTGTGTCAACTAAAGGAAGTGGCTTTAATATGCCGTTACTTACTTCCGTTGGCGTTGGCGCAACTTCCGCTGGCGCTTTCTTTTTTTGAATTAAATTAATAATTTGATCAATATTTAAGTCGGCAGTTGTTTTTAAATTTCTAATGTTAGTGCGAAATTTACTCATGGCAATATCCTTAGGCAATTTGTTTTTTTATATAATAATCTCTGGGCATCCAAAATAAATTATTCAATCACCTATGTCATCATGGCTAAAGCAATAATTTTATCAACTCTCTTAAGCGCCGCCCTTGTTTGCTGATCAGGATCGCCAGTATTTATATCTTCTGGACTTAAATCTTGAGTAGTATCAACTTCTTCAAGAGGTGCTTTTCCACCACCCCTCAATTCTCTATCTCTTTCTGTTGTTCCAATTTTAGTAATTTTTACCCAAGTATCAGGGGTTATTCCTTCTGGCCTAGTATCAAAACGTAATTGTTGTCCTTCTCCCCTGCCGTATGATAAAGTATGTGTCCATTCGCTAGGAGCTTGCTCTAAATCTAATTTTCCAAAAAATATTGTACCAGCTTCTCGTATATCTGTAATAAATTTTTCTTGGACTCCCTCCATGGCCTCTCTTAGTGGTAGATATATAGTATTATCATTTTGATCTTTCGCAACATAAAAATTATATTTATCTGTATTTGGAGACCTTATTAAATCATCTAAGAATGGGAGTTTTGGTTTAAGGTTGACGTTATATAAATCTAAAATTTTAGGATCTACACTGCCAAGTATCCACCAAGTCACACCATCTGGAGCTGAAATACTTTCTTCAGCAACCCAACACCTATCAATCATCTCTGGGCTAGCAAAAGTTCTACTCCATTCACTTGGCAATGAAGTATGTTCTTCCTGTATAACTTTATAATAAACTTTCTCATCAGGATTTCTTTTTACGTCAAACTGTCCAAGATCCACATGACGTTTTAATAATGGTTCCGGAATGACTATTTGATTTTTTCCTCCAAATTCTGGATTGTAAAAAGTGCTAGTTCTTGCCCACTCAAGATATCCCAAATCATTTAACCATCGTAAAATGTGCGCGGGAGCATCATATTTTATAGATCTATATTGCTGGTAGGAACTTAATTCTTCAGGATTTCTAATATTTGCTTGTTCTTCTTCTGTCTCAACATCATTGGGCGCATCCACATCTGGGGCCTCTGAAGATGGGGCCTCTGAAGGTGGGGTTCCTGAAGCTTGCTCTCTTTCTTCCCGCTGCTTCTTTTGCTCTTCTCTTAATTCTTCTTGTTGTTTATTACTTAATAATCCAATGCCACGATTCATTTCTTGTAAAGAGTCATTATATCTTTCTTGAAGATTAGAAAGCGTATCTGTGGGAGTTACATTTACAGCCAATTCTGAAATTGTTCTTTGCCAATTTGTAAGATCATGTCTATTTAAATACATATGTGTTTGCTTATGTTGCTCCTCAACAGCATCCATTTGTTTGTCCAACTCTTTTTGAATATCTTGCGCCAAAGAATACGCTTGCCGAAAATTTTTGAAAAATATACGCTTGCTCCAGCCAGACAACTTTCCCCCTACCCAGTCCCAAAGGCCAGCATGTTTCTCTATAGGTGAAGCACTTGCTAAAAGTATATATTTGTCTACTTGATTAGCATCCTTATATAATTTATGTTCTTTTAAAATATCTGAAAACTGTCCAGCTTGTTTTATTGTAAGCATTATTTTTTATCTCCTACCAAATTTTATCGTCAGCTAAATCTTCAGGATTCACGCCATCATCTCTTGCCCGTCTTCTCGTTTCCAAATCTTTATGCAGCTGCTCATATATTTCATGATCAATGCCTCCATAATTTGGGCCTTCTGGCTCCCAATGTGAATGATCTCCCTCCGGAGCGTTATCATCTAAAAATTTTACAATCCTCTCTTTTTTTGGAAATTCTCCATGGGGAATGACAGAACTAGAGTTTACATTTTCATCTGCTTGAGGCCGAATTTCAGAAGTTCTTCTAACACTTTCTTCTACAAGTTTTTTTATATTTCCAATGCGTCTTTTAACAAATCTATCTTCTTCTATTCTTGCCCGTCGATTTTCTTCAGCCTCTTTTTCTCCAACTGCCTCAGGAGCACCCTCATATACATAGTCTAAATAGTTATCCAAAAGTTTTAGAGGGTAGTCCATTATTTTTTTTTCCAGATTTCTACTGAATGGCGTAATATCAACCCCTTTCTCCGTATGCCTTTCACATTGCCAGAATTCTGCATTTTCCATAATATCTCGAAAATCTCCTGCCACCCATCTTCTCAAATATCGTTCAGCATTTGCTTTTCCTTCGATGGCCATCCAAGGTTGTCCATGACAATATAGTACCCACACTCCTCGCTCATCTTCCTTTAAAGAATATTTTCCAGGATCTTCGTGTATTCCTTCTATTTCTCCAGCACCAGAAATAGACCGTGTTGCTCCTACATCATGTGGTGAAAATTTTTCATTACAGTTAGGACATGTCATTTTGGGAGGTATAAACATAGAGAATACTTTCTCATCTATTTCTACAGGCTTATTACAGCTCGGATTGGGACAACCATATGTCCATCCTTGTTCTGAGTCAACAAGCTTCTTTACTCCAGGATCTATAGATTCCTTAATTAGCTTATCTACAAATCTAGATTCTTTTTTATAACCTAAAATGTCCAATTTATTAGCCAATTTAATTAAATATAATATCATCTTTTACTCCCTTTGGTAGATTGTCTAACCAATCTCCCAGTTTCACCACAAAGTTTCTTTAATAGAAATAATTTAGCAGATAATTGATTGAAATCGGCAAGAACTTGCTTATATTCTTGATTTAATTTAAAATCCATAGATTTTAAAGCCCCAGGATTTCCCGCCATTTGATATAATTGTCTCCGCTTTTCTTTATATTCTTTATTTAATTCTAAACTCATCACCAAATCCTATTTTTCCATTCAGGCATTGTTTTTGGATTTTTGCCAGATTTGCGAATCTTATCAAAAATTTCTTTTAACTTTTTACATTTTTCCTCAAATGGTTCAACTATATCAGTAAGATATGCATGCTGTCCCTCACCTTCCCCAATCCAGTTTTCAAGATTCTCGTTTAAATATTGTTCTTCTTCAAAAGACAGACACACTTCTCTATTTTCATCAACAGATTCATTGGGTTCTATTATGGAAGTATCATCCATATCTATATTCTTAGAAATAGGTAATTTGCTTGTCCCAACAGAATAAGAAAGCACCACCTTCGCTCTTTCTTCGTGAGAATCTTTTGTGCCGCCAAATTCTTCATCTAAATATTTTTCTACATCATGACTTCCACCTGGAATAGATCCTCGATAATTGCTCTGAGCAAATGCGCGACCATAAAATAAATAATCGCCTGCACTTTCGGGCGCAGACTTTATATTTTGCATTTGACTGAGCGCATTAGACTTTCCTCTAATAGCATACATGGGTTCGCCCATTATCCATAAAATCCAAAGAGACTGATCGTCTTCCTCTTCTTGAATTTTTATAGGCTCTTCAACTTCTTCAACCTCAATATCTTCTTGTTCTGGACTTAAATGTGATGTAACTTTATCCCAATATCCTTTTTGACTCCGATGTAATCCTTTATTCCATTCCTCTTGCTCATAAAGCAAACTAGGATCAATATCATCTAATTTCATTGCTTGTTTTATTAATTTATCTACAAAATTAGATTCTTTTTTATAACCTAATATGTCCAATTTATTAGCTAATTTAATTAAATATAATATCATTTATCATCTCCTTAATTACATAGGTGGACCAGCACCTGGGCCCATGTCAGGCGTCATACCGCCACCACCTGCACCCCCACCAAGTTCACCTGCTGGTGGAGGAGCCAATTCACCACCGCCCATGTCGCCCATACCGCCCATACCGCCCATGTCGCCCATACCGCCCATATCGCCCATACCGCCCATGTCACCGCCCATACCAGCATCTGCACCGGCACCAGCGGCTGCGCCACCATCTGCTCTCTCACCCTCTGGAGGATCCTGTATTTCCTTAGAAGGATCAAGAGATCTGAGTTCTTCCAAACCATATCTTGCCAATGCTTGCTCTTCTCGCTGCTTAATAGCTAGATTAATAGATTCCTCTCTCTGCTTTCTCCTCTCTTCCTCATAATTTAATCCAAGACTTCTATACACAGTTTGTAATGAACACTGCTGTGTGGAAAGAAGACCAGTTGTCGATTGTAGATAGTCACTTAAATCATACAGATTCATATGATTCCACTCAATCTCAGGAACTATAAGTTTTTTCTCTCCGTCCTTATACTCAAAAAATCCTCTCATTTTGCTTATAGGAGCAAAAATTTTATTCACTAACCACTTAGCTATTAAATTTCTAAAATTAAAATATCTCTGCCTTAATACTTCCAAACCAATAGAGGCAGAAGAATAAGCAGAACTCTCAGTATCTACTACAGCTTGAGGAACCATTAATCCAGTATATATATTTTTAACAATAAGTTCAATATCACCAGCAACATCAATAATCCCTCCATTTGCCCCAACTCTCTCAATGGCAACACCAGCATGTGTAATAATTTTAAAATCCTTATCATACTGCGCCTCTTCCATAATCTGACGCCACTCTTCTAGATCTTCTGGATGCATTCGCGCATCGCCCTCACCAGTTCCGCCAACTTTTACTAAAGTTATTGGATTTATAAGACCATCTGCCTGAGCAAATTTAGCTTCTCTTAACTTATCATAAAGCATTAAATCCTTAAAACATGAAACTATAACAGATGTTCCACGAATATCATAAGGGCTTGAAAGCATTTTTAAATGAGAAGTGTTAAAATTGTCCAAAGGTATGTTTTGTCCCTTTCTAACATGATGTACAATTTCTTCTGGAATTTGTGACCTAATATGTTGGTCTGCTGGATGACCACTCATAACCAATCTCTTGAGGGCTTCGTCAGGTCTTAAAGAAATGATTGGATAACCGCCGATGGCTGCTTTCTTGACATGAACAAAATCAGGATTAAGAATATTTATTCTTTTCCATTTTTTTTCTGCTTCGTCTAAAACAGCATATGGGATCACCTCTCCAAGTTTCCAGAACTCAAGTGATAGCTCTCCCAGAGTTCCTAGGAGATCCATTTCTTCTACCATATCACTAAAAAATTGCTCAACTTTTGGATCAGAACATCTAATATTTAATTTAGATATGGGATAAGTTGCGTGTAATGTAATACAATTTCTAACAATTGGATGTAAATCATAAAAATTTCTATTCCATGTATTTATAGTAATTCTGTCTCTTGGCAAATTAAGATTTGCCATTGTAAATAATGGAGAATAAACTTCTGGAGCTAATCTGTCAGTTTGTGTGCCACCAGAATATCCGGCAGAATTAGATGTAGAGGAAATAGAAGCTTGTTTTCTGAATGAAAGGCTATGGGCAATAGCAGCTTGTGATGTTTTTCCTAAATAATTGGCAGCATTGCCAGAACCTCTAGATACAGATTGACTGCTATGTTGCTCATTCCAGTCACCACGACCGATATCGGGTAAATCCATATTTGTTGTTTTAGCATCAGGGACACCTTTTTTTAAAGTGCTGCCATTATAATTATTGCCACCTTCAGCTATTAAACCTTTTTCAATGTCTTTATTGAGCATTTGTTTTCTAACATCAGACAATTGTCTAGATGCTTTAGGACTAACACTCATTTTACCCAATTCTACATTCTTATTAACGTCTCTTGTTCCTCTTCTCATGTTTTCTCCTTACTTCAATCCAAATAATTGAGGCACTCTCAAATTATAGATAGTCTTTACCACTGGATACCTTTTTATTAGTTGATTTAAATATAACATCATTCTTTTACCGCATTTTAGGGATATATGCCAGAATTGGTTTTAAACTATTAGTACTTACAGAATTTGGATTTAATTTAAAAGCATGTGTTTTATTAAACTTATAAGCCACATAGGCACAAAGTAATGACATTAACCCGTCATTTGGCTCCTTACCCTTAATAAACATTTGATATGGAACACCGCCTCTTATAACAGTTTTGGATTCCATAGAGCAACAATGCTCAACAAACCAAGCTAATTGCTCATAACTTCCCCAAGGAATCCGAAACTTACCACGCCTAAAATTATCAAACATCTCGCCTAACCATTTGTCCTTGTCAACTACAACTTCTAGCTCGTCAGCATGATATTTAACACCATGAGCAACAGAAGCGGCATTTCGCACTGTTTGATATTTGTCACCAAAAATAGATTTTAATTCCATAGATAAGTCTTCAGCGTAACCAATATCACCCATTGCCAATCTTGGACGATATAATCTAAACATTTCTTCAACAAATTTAATTTTATCATCTATCTTAAGTTTTTTGAGTTTTGTAGCATATTCAATAGGATATAGGCCATCATGTTCTACGGCAAGTGCCGTCATGACAGAAAAAGATTGACCCCTTGTCGCTCCAGCTATATCTGGCTTCCCGCCCCAGTCAAACCCTAAAAATAATGTCTTATCTTCTACAGATTTTCTTTTCGTTATAATATGTTTTGGGTGTGTCCAAAGTCTATCTGGATCTCTGCAAGTAGTATAAATTTCATCAAAAGTAATTGGTAGACCTTCTCCAGAATAAAATTCTCCTAAAACTTCATTCATATAAGTAACTTCAGAATTCTCTGCGGAATTTTCCGGTTTTTCTTTTAGGACAGTCTCTTTTGTAAAAATTGGAATATATAATTGATTAAAATGAAAGCCAGTATATTTACAATTCTCTGGATCTGCCACTGTCGGAATCCATTTTCCCCTATCAACAGCCTCTAACTTATTCTGTTCCTCACCGCAATGAGAACATTTAACAACCATATCATAAAGCCATACTTCTTCCCAAGCTCCAGTATCTTTTGAATTATATAATTCAAAAAACTCATTACAAGCGCAACAGCCCAAAAAGAAATATCGCTTGTCAGATTTTTCCCAAATTTTAT